AGAATCATCATCGTCACCATCATCTGGCGGTAGGTTGTATTCAGGCGGTTCGTACCCCGTATCGTCGTCTGGGGGAGTACCATCTTCATCTATACCGAAATCTTCGCGTGCGGTAGATTCTGGATTAATAGACTCAATTAAATCTAATAAACGGTCTATCTGTGTAGAAGTTGCATCTGGATCACCAAGTAACCCATCTAATTGAAGCAGTAGCATGTTTTCAGAATAATCAGCCACATTATCTGAAGTGTATTTTTCTGATTTGCCTATAAATGCAGCTAGATCTTCTCCTGTAGGTCTATACTCTAAATCTCTAAAGTATTGACGAGCTTCAGTTTTTGTAGTGTATAGAGGGTCAAATACTTTAGAACGAAGCTGCCCCAGCACGGTATTTGCTTGACCAGACTCAGTTTGCTGTACATATTGCGCTGCTTGTTCTTCGGTTAACGTCAAACCTTCACGGGCTGCGGTGTTTATAACCTCTTGCGCGTCGATGTAGCTGCGGTCTACTAGATCTGCAACGCTTGCTTCTAAACGGTCTTCAGCACGAGCGCCGGTAAACTGAAGTATGTCGGCTTCAGTAGGCTCATAGTCTGGGTTTTCAGCTTGAAATGCGTCTCTAGATTCGGTGTACGTGGTGTAGTCGGCATCAAATGCCTCGTTCATTAAGCTGGTCTGTAAGGCACCGTACTCATCGCTAGTTATACCGAAATCGGCAAGTATTTTTCTGGCTTGCGCGTCATTTAATACGCCGTTTTTAGCGCCTTCTATGGCGGCTCGTACTGTAGGAGAAGTCTTTTGTACGACATTGGCTAATATGTCTGATACTTCAGCACCTGTGCCAATACCACCGCCCACAGAACCACCTATGATTGCGCCTAGTATGGCGTTTTGAGCTATGGACGCAGACATAGGACGGTCAGGATCTATTTCATATAGTGAACCTTCAATGACTGCTTGTACGCCACCTTCTTGCAGCCCCTCAAGCATAAACTCTCGGGCTGCACCTTCTCCGATTCTAGTGACGCGATTGATTAAACTCTCTAAGAACTCCGTGCCAGCGTTTGTGGCCTTATCGCCAAACAACCCTCGTGCTAACTCATTACCTCCTAGTGCCCCATCAGACACAACGGATAGCACAAAACCTGCCATACCCGCTTTACGTGCGACTTCGGTAGCAAACTCTTCGGCTTCTTTTATTTGTGCATTCGACAGAGGTATAGAACCAACACCTGTAAGTTTAGCTATACGTGCATTTTGTTCTTCGAGTTGTTTTATTTTAGCAGCATAACCTTCGCTGTAGCCGGAAGACGCTGCACCGCCTGTTTCTTCTGCGGCATCGCTTAACATGGTGGCAGTGACCGCTATGTCACTAGCATCTAGGTTTTCCCCAAATTTCTTAGCGGCGGCATCGCCAAACTTCTTTGCTGCTGCGGCACCTAATTTAGCCCCCCCAAACGCTAAAGTACCAACAGCAAACGGTATTACTTCTGAAGCTGCTTCTTTAACAACAAAATCAAGAACAAACTCTGTAGGATTTTCTGCGGCAGCGCCCATAATCGCTTTACCGACTAACATCCAGCTATCAGAGGTACCAAGCCCTTCTTTTTTCGCTTGGTCTTGCGCGGCCTGTAATCGCTGCTCTATGTCTTGCAGCCCTTTTTGATAGTCTTCAGGCTTACTCTCACCTGTCATATCGGTAATAGCTTTTAGCGTTTTGCCTAGCCTAGTGGACTCAGGATCTATACCTCCAAGCGCAGCAAGCCCTAAAAATGCGTTTGCTACATCTGCCCCTGCTTCGATAGCAATAGCAGTGCCGATAATCCATTTGTCATCGCCAGTTTCTTCTGCGGCTTCCATAGCCCGTTTTGCAATATCGTAGAGACCGAACGCTTGCTCTATACCGCTCTCATACAACGAGTCTTCGTGGTATCGCCCTGTGGTTTCGTCTACCGAACCTAGTGCGCGTAAGTAGGCTTCACGTTCATCACCAGCACGCAGATCATCAAGAGCAGCGGCATCCAACGCACGCACAGCATCTAACACGCGCCCAGACGTATCCATACCAAGTTCTTCCATGACTCGAAGATGTGAGAGGCCGTCATCTCGCAGTTCTTGGTAGGCTTCTATTGCCTCTGCTCTAAAATCATCTGAGCTAGTAGAGTCGCCTCCGCTATTACGATCTTCTTCATACATAGCCTCGGCTATCGCATTTATAGCATTCCCTACTAAATACGAGCGTTGGTCAGCGGATAGTCCTGATGTGTCTGTTACAGTGGGTGGGGCTATACCCAACCCTATATTTGGATCAAAACGAGCGTTATCTATCTTTGCTTGTATTTCTTTAATAGACACACCATTTTCAATGTCTATAGCAAGATCTTCGTAGCTTGCATAAGCTAACCGCCAATTTTCTGGTAGTGCTTCTGGAATTGTTGCGGCTTTTAATTCTGCAAGATCTATAGGGTTACTAAAATACGGTTTTAAGTCGTCCAGTGCGGTGTCTATAACATCTTGGCTATAGTCCACATTGCCGTTAGCCCCGCCTGTTTTTAATACAACAGCAATTTCAGTAGCGTGGCCTTTTGCAGCATCTAATACTGTTCCACTTTTTGTATCTAATAAGGTTCCATCAGCTTGAATCCGCCAGTTGGCACTGCCCTGTACCAACATTTCTTCAGACAAAATATCTGGGTTAACTTTAGCAAGCTGTTCAGATAGACCCCCCTCTCCGTATTTGTAGTCATCCGCATACAGAGTATTTAATGACGCAGTGGCGTTGCTAAGATCTGTGCCTTTATCACCAAACAGAGACTGACCAGTGTCGCGTAGCACCTCGCCCATTTTCTTAAAGAAGTTATCTTTGTTTACGCCTGCTATGCCACCACCAGATAAGATGTATTGTCCCAACCCAGTAGCCAAGGCTGCATCAAGATTCATACCTCGCGCTAGGGCCGTTTGGGTTTTGACTAAACCACTTACCAGCAGATTTTGGTTTACACCTGCTCTATCAAGAACTTCTGAAGTAAGACCTACTTTATCAAGAGCGACAGTGGTCAGATCTGGGCCAAACGCTGCAAGAAATCCCGCGCCTACATTACCAGTAGCAGCACCCGAGGCTATTTGCGTAGCTGCGTATATTACTTTTGCTTTAGTGTAGTTATCCGCAAGCTGTGCGGCAGTAAAGCCTGCTTTTATAGCCGCTGCATGTTCCGCAGTGCCGGGAGTAGCTACTGCTTGAGCGTTACCTAACTGTTGAGCAACCGTTGACCCCACAAAGGACAGCCCTGCGCTTTTAAGTATGTCCTTAAAGTCACCGCCAGATACGGCTGTTGTAGCAGCAGAAACAGCAGCGGTAGCAGCGGCTAATTGTGCGGCACTATACCCAGCAGCACCAGCGGCACCAGCGGCAGTGCCAGCACCAGCGGCGGCAGCGGGGGCACCAAACATATTTGTTTTTACAAGTAACTGAGGTGCAAAAAACGCTGTTGCTACAGCAGCTACAATCTTAAAGACCTTGAAGGGGTCATCCCTAGCCTTGAAAGTACGTATCTCACCAAAACTAAACGGGTCGTATAGATACGTAGAGCGACCCTCATCGCGCTGAATATCAGATTGTCGAATAGGAGCAACATCGTATTTACCATACAATGCTTGAATCATCGGATCTTCGGTAAACGTAGCTTGTAGTGCGTCTTGATAATTCATCCCGCGAGTCATCATCAAGAAAGGAATTTGATCTTGGAGGATAGGTTCAATAAACGAATGAAACTCGTTTAGTTGCGTTATAGAAGAACCTGTATGGCCTCTTAAATCCTTTTCCCTTCCTTTTCGCGATAGGTTAAAACCGCCAAATGACTGCTCCTTTATATTTTGCGCTATAGGAGAAAAATCTATTCCATAGTACCCGCCAAGAACTGTGGCTACCTGTTCAGGAGAATCGGTAATAGCCAGCACTGCATAGGCGCTCTGTGCTTCTTCTTCAACGCGAGGCTTGCCTTCCTCATCACTACCAAATTCAACGCTACCAAATATATCTAAAAGGTATTCAGGTGCATCTGAGTTTTGTATGTAGTTCTCAGCCGATGTGCGTGCTTGAAATCGCCCGTCTCTTCCTCTACCACCACCTACATTAAATTTAACGCCCTTATACAAATCACGTTGTGCGGCACCAGTCCCAATCTCTTTTATCGTAGATTCTAAAAAATCTTCGTAGGTGTCGTCGTACCATTTGTCAAGTTGGTCAACACCGTCTACTTCATCGTAATTAGCGCCCTGCGATAACGAATCCCTAAATTTGTTAATAACTGCTTGAATATAGCTAGTAGCCACTACGATACCTCCAGCAAGCTAGCAACAACGTGTAACCTGTTAGCAGTAGCAGCAGTAACTTTTAATATCTCAGACTCTTCTACCACCAAAGGTGCGGTAAGTAGTTCTACTGTGGCGTTAGCACTGACAGCTTTAACCTTGAACAAGCTAAATACTGCGCTATCAGCATCGGTAATAGTTACAGTTATAGTATCTGCGTTGCCAGAGTCCTCTGACACTAGGATAGACTTAACAATGCCTCTCTTCGCTGTCGGGCATGTGTACAACGTGGTTGCATTGGTGGTAGTGAGATCTACTTTGGCATTTCTGTACAGATTAGACATTAGCTAAAAAACCACCCAGCGGCCTGCGCTTGGGGAGACGTACTAGCGTCTCGCACAGCCTTATCTAATTGAGAAAAATACAGCCGAAGTGCGTTATTGAATTGATTAAAGTCGCGCTGATTGTACTGCTGTGGTGGATTCGGTAGTACAGGTGCTACAAAATCTATGTCATATCTGGTGGTATCTGCGGGCATTACCGTCTCCCATCGGGACGTATATCAAGTCGAGGTGCCCCTAACTGCCACTGCACACCCAAGTCTGCGGATTGTACCTTTATAGATAGCTGTCTACCACGTACGCGGGTGTTTACTTGTGTAGTGTACTTCTCAACTGGCACTGTCGCAGAACGAGTTACTGTACCACTACTATCTCCACCTTCAGATGCAGGGCTACTAAACCCAGATCCAGAAGACTGTAGCGGTAGTAATTCTAGTGTTGCGCTGGGGCTTTCTGCCGTAGACCCATCAAAAGTTATATCGGGCAAGATTCGGCGTATGAATGAGAACCTATCGCCGTCCTCTATATCAAACTCACCAGAAGTAATGAACGCCGTAATAGCTGCTCTCGTTCCGCTCTCGTTGTCATCCACCCCATCTTCGTGCGTGACTAGATTGTTACTGTAAGTAGCCGCAACGGGGAGTTGGCGTATGCCAGTATCTAGCCATGCAGACCTAGCCAAGCTGCCAAAGTACCAAATCTGTTGTGCATAGTTGTAAACAATATACTTATCTATGGTTGAAGAACTGTTTGACGGATAAAACCACCAAACCTCATCAAAACCCTCGTTAGTACCCGCAAAAACCTGCTCTATTTGTTCTTGGTTTATGTCGTTAAAAACATGTCTTTTTAGAGCGCAAGGTAGATTTTTAACCCTGCCATCGTACATATAGAAAGAATCTGCGCCCATCCAATAAGTTATGTCGTCGGCGTACACTGCGGCGTTTTGTGAGGCTATAGATACGTTATCTCCAAGTAGTTGAGATCCCCACACGGCAGGTGCGCCCACATACTGTAGAGAATAAAGGGCTGAATCAGTCCACACTAAAATTTCTTGACGAGACTGTAGGGCAGTTACTATTTTTGACCCTTTAGAAAGGCGTAAATCCCCCGCTTGATTATTAGCTGCGGGCGTCCAATTTGCAGCACTTTCTTGGTCTGACCACCTAATCAACATCGGATCTTGCACAGCAGACCCTAACGTATTAGCACCAAAGCAAAATACAAATCTACTTACATCTGACACAAGAATGAAATTTTGTTTTGTAGGGGTATTAGAAGCGCCTGCTATAGAAGATAGCTCTACTGCGCGTGTAGTAAGTCCATTGCTAGCATCCCAATAGTAGATACTGGCACCACGGGGGCCAAATATGAGGTCTTCACCGAAATTAGACTGGCTAAACAAGCGCAAAGAGTCTGTAGAAACAGATCCGTTACCCCATGTGCCTTCGTTCCACCCTCCAGCACCCCAACCTACTAAAGGTACAGCAAATTCTGGCCCTACATTAATCTGATATTTCGCTGTTACAGAACCACCACCTGTAGCCGATGAAGAAGCTGCACTGCTTGATTCTATAGTGTATGTGTTGCCAGTAGAATAAGTTATCTGAAACTCGCCATTTAGGGTCAACCCACCCACGGCAGATGCTCCGCTAAACGTAACAAAATCACCGTTTATATACCCACCATTAGCATCCGTAACAGTAACAGTAGTAGAGCCAGAAACAGTCGTAAAAGGATTAGTAAGAGATACACCAGACGGCGTGCGTTCAGGTGTTACATCAAAATAAGTACCGCCTTTTTCTATGTAAAACTTTAAGTTTGTACCTACCCCTAACAGGTTTTGCCCTTCTAAGGTAACCCAGTTAAACAAAGAGCGAGAAACACCTAAAAACGTGTTACCAGATATTTGCTCCCACCCACCTATTTTTTCAGGAAATCCTGCGCGAAAACGCACTTTATCGCAGTCAGCCCAACCCTGTTCATCTACATAACGAGTAACTTCTTTGTTTACTCCGGGTTTTAAGACTACTTTACGTAACGTCATTATTTGTACTCGCCTGATCGTATAAGTTCAGTAACTTCTACTGCGCGATCCCCCACCTGCTCTGCCCACCTGCTATCCATAAACTCGTCAGCAGCTACATCGTATTGTTCACGAGACATAGCTTCTAAGGCTTTAACGAACCCTCGTAGTCTGGTCAGACCAAGATTGAAGGATAGGTTAATCATCGCGTCACGACGAGGTTTACCCAAAGACCCATACCAGTCGTACGTTGCCCTTAACTCTGCATCGCAGCGTTCTATGTCATTCATCAACAGGTATTCGATCTCATCATCAGAGAGGCCGATGCCGCCGTTTTCGTCCAAATTGCGCCCGACACCTACAGTTATCATGTTTTCTGAGCATTTATACGCATGGCTACGCACACCCTCATGCCGTTTTAATGTTTCTACAAGTGGCCCCATGAATGTCACCATCTACCTCTCCCGTGCTACGGAGTTAACTTTCTCGTAGCTTCTCATTGCGCCCAATCCGAGCATACCCATCATAACGGGGACGAGAAGCGTTGTATCTACCTCTGGCACATCTACCCAGATGCCTAATATGTTTACGATGATGGTGTTGTAGAGCAGACCAAACGCAGAGATCCATCCAATGCAAGGACGCCACCCAGCTACAAATAACGACTTATGTGCAGCTTCCATCTTGTTGATTTCTAGCTGGCCTTTTAATGCTTCCTGCGCGTGGCGCTCCGACATGGTTGCAATTTCATGGGCCAAAGCATTCTTCTGATCTTTGTCTTCAATGAACTTGTCGAGCAGTCCTGTGACTGGGCCGATTAGCTGTCCCACTAAACTCATAATCTATTTCCTATTTGACCATGCCTGTGCGCCAAAAAACGCAGCCAGTATACCTGCAACGGACACAAAGTAGACCGCAGCCATATCGCCCAGAATAGATGCAGCTTGATTCAGCCCAAAAAGCTCTGATGCCACGACCAAGCTGGGATATAACAGCATCCCCCAAAGAGCGAACCAAGACATTGCCCGTTGCGCATCCGCGCGTTCATGTTGCAATCGTAGCTCTTGCAATTCCTTGCTTGTCTGTAGCTCTTCATCAGTGACAATGCCATCACCATCTGCATCGTAATCTGCGTATTCAGAGCCTTCTTCTAGTTTTTTTGCAGCCATTAGTCGTATGTCTTTGTGTTTGCGTTTACTCGTTTCGGTATGCAATACGCGCTGATATTCGTCTGCCGCTGCACCGCGCGATCCTTAACCAAATTAACCTTACCCGTCTCAACCCACTGAGCAAACTGATTGCATCTCTGTATGTTGCGGAAATAGAACTGGTCAGCGATTGGTTCACCCTCAACAATCACCACTAGCAGAAAGGCCATTATCATCCGTACACCTTCACCATAATTGCAAACCCCGCTGCTATTATCATCCCACCAATAAGCAAAGTAGTGCCTCCTACTAGGATCTGGTTGGTCAGATGTTGTCGCGCCTTCTTTTTACGGGCAATCATTCTCAAATGCTCTTGCCTGTCCTGTTCTTGTTGGGCTTTTGCGGCCTTAAAATCGTCTAACAGCTTGGGGTCTGCGACGAGGAGCAAATCGTGGACGCTCTGCCAGTGCCGGTCATATTGCCTTTTTATCATCTGGAGCTTCAAGATTTCATTCTGCGTGAGCGGCTTGAATGTGCTTTGACGGCGTCTAGTCTCAAACTCCGTGATGCCCTCTCCGAAGTCAGAGATCATCCCCATGACTTGGTGAACACCTTGTCCGGTCTCGTTGCATTGCGCTATCAGGCCGTTCAAGGCCGAGAGGGTAGCTGTTGCCGCTGCAATGCTTTCAATTACCATTGGGGGTCACCCCATGAAAAACTGCGGCAATGCTGCCGCTGCGATCAGCGCGTAGAGTCCGTAGATAAGATGTTCTAGGTGCTTAAACTTGGCAGAGCCTTCTGCAAGACGCTCTTCGATACGCTGGTAGCGTAAGGCACACTCTCGCTCATGGGCGTTGACTTCGTTCAATGCTTGCTCGCCTTTGTCGCTCATACCGATACATTCACTCGTTGGGTAGGCGCTAATGGTTGCGCCTCTACCTTGTTACCTTCTTTGGTGTACATAGTCGGTATGATTGTTTCCACCGCCTCGCGCACAGTCTCGCCTTCAGC